GATGTGTCAGGATTGGCAGCATACGTAGACGAGCAAAGAGAAGACTTGATCACAAGATCAGTAACTGAAGCGAAAACACTTCGCTACATCTCTATTCAAGAAGGGATCAAAGGATCTCAAGAGATCAAACTTCTTGATGACACATTAACATACCAAGCAGGAGACTGCGAGATGACACCAGCAGGAGACACTGTGTTCACTGATCGTGCTATCGCTGTTGAAACTCTTGGTTACATGAAACGTTTCTGCCAGAAAGATCTTGATGGATTCTGGACACAATTGGCATTGCGCCCAGGTGCATCTGCTGAGGACAAGTCTCTTCCTTTCGAGGCACAGATCACTAACTACCTTTTGACTCTTCATGCTCTTGAGCTTGATAAATTAATCTGGAGAGGTAACAAATCAACAGGAACAGGGAACCTTCAGTGGATGAATGGATATCGTCAGTTCTTGACTACAGGTAATGGATGTGTGAACTTGAATACTTCATCTACTGCGAGCATCGATGCATCAAATGCTTATGATGTATTCTATGAGGTATTCTCTAACACACCTGAGGCTGTTGCTGAATCTGCTGATTTCGTATGCTTCACAGGTCGTGAGAACTTTAACTTCTTGATGAAGAACTTGGTAGACTTGAATTTCTTCCACTATTCTCCAGCACAAATCTCTACAATGGAAGAGATCATCGTGCCAGGAACAGACATGCGAGTAGTAAAAGTTCCAGGATTGAACACTTTGGATAACATCTACACAGGTAAAGCATCTCATTTCGTATTCGGTACTGACTTGGTATCTGACTTCGATTCTTACGATTTGTTCTATTCTCAAGATGACGATGTAATCTATGTACGTTCTAAATTCCGTGCAGGGGTACAGGTTCCATTCTTGGATCAGATCGGTGTGTGGAACGGAACAGGTTCACCTAACTAATTGAATTAACCGGGGGACTTCGGTCCCCTTTTTTGAAACTTAAAAAATAAGAATCGTGAGCTGTAACATGACAACCGGATTTAATGACAGAACTTGTACCAATGGAAAAGGTGGTATCAAATCTGTTATTTTCTTTCCGCTTTCCGCAATAGCTACTGGTCCTACTTTGACAGGTAACGAGGTGACAACCTTGACTGTTACAGGTGAGGTGTTTCAGTACAAATTAAAATCTAACCTTTCCAGCTACACTGCTCCTATTCGTGTGAACAAGGATAACGGAACTCTTTGGTACGAGCAAACTTTGAACATGATCCTTGCATCAGATACAAAGGAACTACGTGCAGAGATCCATCTTCTTGCGCAGAACGAGGTGGTAGCAATCGTTGAAAAGGCTGATGGTAACTATGTAGCACTTGGCCTTAATGAAGGTATCCAGGTGAACGATGCATCTGAGTATACTTCTGGTGTTATCAAGTCTGATAGAAACGGTCACACTATCGTGTTGGCTGGACTTGAAAATGATGAGGTTCCAGATGTTAACGCATCAATTGTAGCTACATTGTTGACTCAACAATCTCCTGTAGTTTAATCTGCAATTAAACCATAAAGAAGGGAGAGGGTTTGCCCTTTCCCTTTTTTTGTAACTTAGAGCCATGAAAATACAAAATAAATTCATCGGAGCGAAAGTCAAAAGTAATCTGGTCAACAGATACTACGTGATTGAGGAGGGAAACGAAGAGCTTTATATTAAGCTCGGACTACTCCACATTTTTGAAGCATCAGAACCTAAGATAAAAAAATATGCTAAGATTGGAAAGGAATCAGACAAGCACAATGATAGTGACAGTGACGGAGCTAAAGACTCTGGCGAGTCCGTATTGGCTGTTTGAATTTGAGGAAGAGCAATCTTTCGACAAGGTATACTGCATCCTGCCTAACATCTCTACATCAACAGAGCGTTTTGATGAGTTCGAGGTGACTGATGGTGTGGATGTCACCTTTCCATATGCTGGATTCTACACGTACAGAATCTATGAACAAACAAGCCCAAGCAATCTTGATCCTGATCTGGCCACATCACTATGTGAGGAAGGCCGAGCGCATGTATTTGAGATTGCATCCCCATCAAATGAGTTCCATACAACTATAGTAAACAACATCTATGAATAAGATCACATCACTTTCATTCAGTAAAGAATACCAGAAGCCTGTCGAGGAGAAAGATCGGCAGCGTGGATTCATGAAATGGGGAAAGAAAAATGACTATCCATTCTTTTTGATAGAGCTGCTGCAAGGATCTGCCTGGCACCAGGGTATCATCAAGAATAAAACATATTACATTGCTGGAGGTGGACTCGAGACAGTATCCGGTGATGCTACTTTATTCCTCAAGAATAGCTTCTCTGACTTTGACATGAATGAGATCGTGCAGAGAATGACATTTGATTTCGAGCTTTTTGGAGCCATGGCTGTGATAGGTACATGGAACAGAGAAGGATCCAAGGTAGTGCGCTGGGAATACATCGCTGTCGATCTTATCCGAATGACAGAGGATGAGCGCACATACTTTGTTTCTGATGACTGGTCATCCCTTCAGCAGACTCCAGAGGCTACAAACTTCAGAAGCTATCCTGCCCTGGATGAGAATAATCGCACAGCATCCTTTATGCTTTATTACAAGGAGCCATCGAAACAAGCTAAAGGAGAGAAAGGAATCTATCCTAAGGCACCATATTATGGAGGAATAACTGCTATTCAGACTGATGTTGACATTAGCAAATGGCATATGTATGAGCTGCAAAACGGCTTCAAGGCAGGGACACTCATCTCGCTCAATTCGGGCTATCCTGAGACAGCAGAGGAGGAGAGAAAGATCAAGGAGCAGATCAAAGGCCGTACACAATCTGTTGAGGATGCTGGTGAGATCATCATCACATTCAGCAATGGAGCTGATGAGGCACCAACTGTATTGCCATTGAATGGGAATAACTTGCATGAGCGTTACCTGATGACAGAGAAATCTGTTCAGCAGAATATCCTGGTAGCTCATTCGGTGGTAGCTCCATCACTCTTTGGTATTGCTCCTACAGGATCATTCAATGCTGCTGAGACTGCGGATCTATTTGAAATCTACAAGACAACGTATGTAAATGCTCGTCAAAAACAGATTGAGTGGATGGTTAACTACATGGCAAAGCTATCTGAGGCTGTGGCTACGTTGAAACTTGTCGATGTGAATCCAATTAACTTACAACAAAATGAGCCAATTGCAGCCCCTACAGATACAGCACTAAGCGATGATAAAAATCAATCATTGAGTAAAAGTCAGATATCAGCATTAATGGATATAGTAGAAAGGGTAAAATCTGATTCTTTATCATCGGATTCGGCCCTACATATTGTCCTGGCATCATTCCCAACAATTGATGAGGCACAAGCTCGTAAAATCGTGGGCCTTCCCACTACTTTGATGTCAAGCTGTGATCACAAACATCAGTTTGATGCTGATGAGATTGGTATCTTTTCGGAGTACGGAATGAATGCTGATGAATACAAGGTGATCAAGAGCGAGGTCATTGAATGGGATACACCTTCAGATGAGATCTTCGGCAAGGAGCAGATGATGTTCGCTACAATCGGAGAGATCAAGGCTAACATCTCAGCCCTGGATAAATCAGTTCTTTCAATGCTTGCAGCTGGAGAGGATTCCACAGCTATTGCACAGGCAACTGGTAGCACAATCAAGGATGTGGCTGAGGCCATTGCTCGATTGGTAGCATATGAGATCTACGTAGATGGCGAGGTGAATGACCTGGGAAAGTCATTGCTGGATGAAGCTCCAGCTCCAGTTGATAGATTCATGGTGGTGTATACATACAAGGAGAGACCAGGTGTACCTCCTGTGATCACCAAGAGCCGTGACTTTTGTCTACGTTTGTTGAGTCTAAACAGACTCTACACCCGGGATGATATCAACAGTATCAGCTCACGAGTTGATCGTGATGTATGGAAATACAGAGGAGGATGGTACACCAATCCTGAGACAGGAGCCTCAACACCTTACTGCCGACATATCTGGATGCAACAACTTGTAATAAAGAAATAAGATGAACTACTTACTATCCGTTGAGAATTTAAAGAAGCTCGGACTCATTCATGCGAATACCGACACAAAAATCCTTTCTGTTTGCATCAAGCGATCACAGGATATGCATCTACAGCCAGCACTCGGAACGCCTTTGTACAAGGCTTTGCTCACACGTGTTGAGACAAATACATGGACAGCTGACTACCTTACGCTAATGAATGACTACGTGGTCCCTTGTTTGGTAGCATTTGTAGACTATCGTGCTGCTGCCATGCTCAACGAGAAGCTGACCAATAAAGGAGTGGGCCGACAGGATGACGAGACTATGACTCCGAATACTGACAGCGATACAAACCATCTACGAGACATGCTCAGAAAAGATGCGTATTTTTACAAGGAAAGATTGATCGGATTCTTGAAAGATGATAACGGAGTAAAGTATCCGGAATACATCATCTGTTGCGATGACAACGAATGCAATGAATCCGTGAAAAAAGATCACACAGGATACAAACCTTTTGGATGGATAGTATGAAGCAATTCAAAGCAAGTCAGAAACAGATCGATAAATTGAAAAAATACCTAAATGGAAAAGACACTAAACCAAATAATGTCAATGCTGGAGGAAATAGCAAACCAGCACAGGCAAATAAATGAGTTTTTTCAAGGTGATTTTTTAGATGCCATCTCCAGAGATGCTGCTCAGTACAAGCTGATGGTCGCATCATTGCAGCCTGGAGGCATGGGAGCAGGTTATGTTCGTGTGAATATCGTCATCACAATATGTGATAAGTACAATCATTCCGAATATCGCCAGGTGAATGAGGTCCATTCAGACTGTTTGCTGATCTGTAATGACATTAAAACTACGTTGAATCAATACGTATGGACAGAGTTCGCAGATGTCACAACGGAGATTGCTACGGATCCATTCATCAACAGAGGCCAGGACATGGTGGCGGGATGGACCATGCTCATAGGATTGAACGTATTTGATGACGAGAACTGGTGTGCTATCCCTTATGATGACTATGACTTTGAGAATGGCACTCCTGGAGCGACAGGAGACAACTGTGATCCTATTACTGAATACCATCTGTATGTGGATGGAGTTCTGGAGGAGACTTTCTTCCAGGCAACAAATGAAAATAATACTATCAATATAACATTAAGCTGATGGCAATCACTGACATTAACATAACGACAATCGGATACAAAACTGTAAAGGATGAAAGCACTGCGCTGACTCAAAGATCTGTGTTGAAATTCGCAGGATCAGGAGTAAGTGCTGCGGATACCGGAGGCGAGACTGTGGTCACTATTCCAGGATCACCATCGACAACGAACTACGGACTATTCGCACAGACTGCTAACAGCCCCACACTTACAGCATCTACAGCAGAAGCCACATTGATTGATGGTGGAGCTGGTACCTTATCGGTTCCTGCCAATGGTTTCACTGTTGGTGATTCGTTCCAGGTGAGCATGGGAGGAATGATCTCTGCAAAGAATAACGATACAATCACAATCAGATTGAAAACGGGATCTGTGATCCTGGCTAATTCTGGACCTTTGACTCTTCCAGTTATTACCAATCAAGTATGGTATCTCACAGCTCAGTTTACAGTTAGATCTATCGGAGCTGCTGGTGTAGCTTCTATTGTTAGCATTGCGCAGTTCCATATCTTGAAAGCTGCATCCGGAACACAGCAGGGATTCGCATGGAATACAGTGAACAATACTACATTTGATACAACGATATCGAACACCTTGAATATTACAGGACAGTTCAGTTCTAATAGCTCATTGAATAGTATCTACTCTGATATTTTCGTATTGAATAAAATATATTGATGGATAACTTCTTCGACATAACCAAGCGAAGGCTTAGAGAACTTGAGGCAAGTTCTGGTATTGTTAGTGATGGTGACAAAGGTGATCTAACTGTCAGCGGATCTGGAACAGTTTGGAATATCAATGCCAATGCTGTAACTGATAACGAAATAAACGATGTTGATGCCAGCAAGGTCACAGAATCAGCTCTGAAAAGATTCACTACAGATACAGAAAAAAGTACCTGGGATGCAAAGCAGAATGACATCCCTGCGATATCAGGAGGAACATTTGTATTTGTAACTCAAAAATCTGACTTGCCTACACCATCCGCTGGCGTAATCACGTTGGCTGATGGTGTTACTTATTTGTTTACTGATGAGGTAGATCTTACAGGTGATCGTTTGGTATGCGGAATAAATACCACTATTTTAGGAGGTTCATCTGAAAACTGCAGAATCAAATCCACAGGTCTTACAGGCACTGCATTAATTACGTCTAATTACTCGCTGCCTATACGAAACATCACAATAGAAGCGAATGTAGCTTTGAATCTTGATGGAGACGGAGCCACTACAGCTATAGACTGGTTCGGTGTTAACTTTACAGACTGCGCAACTATAGGAACTATCAAGGACTATTCTAACTTTATCATGCAGGATTCTGCGTTCTTGAATAGTGGTAATCTTACATTTGATGGAACGATAGGTACAATCGGTGCTACTCAATGCTTGTTCAATTGTAATGCATCAGGGACAGCTTTTAGTTTAGCTCCTACATTAACTGTCACACGTAGATTTAGGATAGTCTACTCATCATTTAGCATTTTATCTGGTGAGAAAGGAATCGTTACTACTCCTGCACCAACAATACCAGATGATGCATTCATTTTGAACTACTGCATTTTCTCTGGAGGATGTACTTATCTTGATGGATTTGATTATACATCTGTTAAATCTTTGTTCATAAATAATGTAGGCATCACAAATACATCCAACGTAGGTCATAATTACATGATCAACAATACCACAAACACTACAATCGGAGTTCCTAATGTTAACGTATGGGTAAAAGCTGCTGGTACCACTACTGTAGGGATAGGGAATTCCGCTAAATGGACACAGCCAGCGAACAACAGACTGCTTTATGGTGGTATTATTTCAACCGAGTTTATATATAACGCTGTAGGAACTGTTCA